ATGTATTTCTACTTAAAAGAGCCAAGCGGGGACAAAGATACGATTATTATCATTCAATATTACATTGCTGATGAAAAAAAAATATTTAAGTACTCTACAGGGGAGGTTATTAATCCGAATGATTGGGACTTCTCTGCTCGTATGCCCAAATCTCGAAAAGGCTCGGATGGTGTGCGATTGAGAAAGATTACCACTTATATAATGCAATATCACGATTTCCTTATAACTCTCATTGATAACTACAAACTCAATGGGGAGAAAGTGAGTCGTGAAAGGTTAAAATTAGACTTTGACAAACACTTTAAGCCAGAGAAGATACCGCAAGAATTTGAATACTTAACCGATTTTGTAGATGATATATTGAAGGGGATTAGAGGAGCTATCAATAAGAATACAGGGAGAGAGTATAGCTATTCGAGGATAATGTCGTATATTAACACGAACAGAGTAGTTAAAAAATTTGAAGAAAGTAGAAAGAGAAGAATAAGCATAGATAGTTACAACAAAGAGCTAAATGACGAATTCATAGATTTCTGTATACATAAGAGGAAAAATAGCCTTAATTCTATAGGTACTTATGTACATATAATTAAGATATTTTTAAAAAAAGCAAAAGAGAAAGGGTATACAGTGAGTGATGGAATATCTGAATTTACCACAACAAAGGCAAATAGTTTGTCGGTAGCTCTGTCAGAAAAGGAAATAGATACGCTCTTTAATTACGACTTTTCCTATAACAAGAAATATGAACAAACCAGGGACTTGATGATATTGGGGTTATGGACAGGGTTGCGAGTGTCGGACTTTATGAATTTACCAGTTATTGACCCTGACAGTAATTTTATTGAGGTAGAACCCAAAAAGACACGCAACTCGTCAGGTATAAGAGTGGTTATACCTCTGCATCATCATATTAAGGAGATGATTCGAAAAAGAGGCATGCCTCAACCTATGGAAGAACATCATTTTAATAAGATGATAAAGGAAGTTTGTAAAAAAGTTGGGTTTGTTGACAAAGTAGAAGGAGACTTGATGAACCCAGAAACAAAGCGCAAGGAGCGGGGTATATATGAGAAGTGGCAGCTTATTAGCTCGCACACATGTAGAAGGAGCTTTGCGACGAACTTATATCTGATGAACTTCCCAACGCTCTCGATAATGAAGATCACAGGACACACTACAGAGGCGAGCTTTCTTAAGTATATCAAGGTAACGCCAAAAGAACACGCGGAAAAATTATTAGCACACTGGGAAACATATTATTCCAATAAAAATAAAGGAGGTTTTTAGACCTCCTTTTTTGTTATATTGTTAATTTATTTAAGGAAAAATTTAACACTACTGAATGAAAAATTTTTCTTGAAAAAGTTTGTTATTTACAAAATTTATCGTACCTTTGCATCATCTAATAACAACTGCTACAGCAGTATAAAATGTATATTATGTTAGAAAAGTTCTTACAAATCGCAGATGAAAATCCTGATGGATTTACTGCAAAGTTGAGCGGAGAACTCGTAATGGAAGGAGGGTTCGTAGTGGCAGAAAAAGAAACTCAGAACAGCTTCGGAATCGAGGGGCTAAAAAGAGTACTTGAGTATGCAATCTCTCATAAGACTTTGGTTGGAGGTTGGAAAGAGAATGAAAGCTACTATTTTGACGCTTCGAGGCTCTACAAGAATAGAGATGAAGCTGTTAAAAAAGGGCTTGAGAATGAACAAATAGCTATCTATGATTTAGACAGGAAAGAGGTTGTTTATTTGTAAAACCAAGGAGGGGGAAACCCCTCCTTAAAAAATATTGATATGGAAAATGTAGTAAAAAATATTCATTTGCTTGGATTAGATGAAGGGCAAAAGAAACGATTAGAAGCAGGAGCGTCTTTATATAAGCGCTTTGATAATTTAACTTTTAAGGTAAAACAGTATAAGGATGGTATTCTTATTGTAGAAGCCAGGCAAGGGAAGAATTATAAGAAAGATTATTTTTCAGAAAAGGAAATAGTAGAGAGGAGTAAGAAGCTATTTAGTGACTTTTCTAATGATTTTAACCCAGAGAAAATACATGTTGGGGTTATTCCTTTCAAGGAGGTAGATAGTGACATAATCACTCCTGAATACCTGAAGGATGAATTGTATAGGTTACATATACGAATTAAAGATATTAATAACGATACAGGGTTAGAGATGTCTAATTTATCAGCATGGGTAAATGGAACAAGACCCATGAGTAATATTGTTAAGAATATGTTCTATTATTATATAAGATATAAAGAGTTGATAGAACAAAAAAATGAATAAAAGAATGATTAAAAAACAAATATCATGAAAAAGTTTAGCATCAAAAATGACATTATCAATCAAGAGTGGGTTAAGGCTAACTTAGACCGAAGAGATTACGAAGTAAAAGGTGATGATATAATCATTACCTACTTTGAAGAAATGCAAAAAAATGATATATTACATGCTATATCAGAGAAGACATACGATGTAGTATTCAATGATGATAGTGATAGTAATAGTAAAGGCTTTGAAAGCACATTAGAATATTGCAAGAATTACATCTTAGCGTTCAATGGGAGCAATCACAGCTACTTTGCTGACTATAAGGGTGGCATTGTGCAGGTGGTGTGTAATGAAACGGGTGATGTGATGTATGAAGAGGAAGTAAGATAGGAAAATATAACAACAAAAATAGAAAAGCGCACCATTTATGGTACGCTTTTCTGTTTTTTTATGATGGAAAACATGCTGAATGCGGAGACAAAAGTACATATAAACATTAAATATTATTGTCTGAAATTACTGGCACTCAATTAAAGCCTTACGGCTTACCTTTGTCGCATGGAAATAAAATTCAGTACATATAACCAAGAAGGGAATGTAAGTAAGATAGATAAAGAGAAAGGGGTTATCTATGGCGTTGCATTGGCTAATATGGGGCTTAATAAGAATGGTTACTACTTCTCTGAGAGGTTCCTCAATGAGTTAAAAGACTTTGGGAATAAGAAGGGGGAGGTAAAGGCTCGATTTGAGCACCCATCCTTTACAGGTGGTTCTTTTGGTTCATTTATTGGGAAGTACAAGAATTTCAATGTAACAGATGGACGGTTAGTAGGTGATCTGTATCTTGCTGAGATAGCAAGAAAGACAGAAGTAACAGGAAGAGGAATTAGTTTATTTGACTATGTGATGGGTATGGCGGTGGAATGCCCAGAGATGTTCGGTAACTCTATCTACGTAGAAGCCGATGTTATAGATGAGATATACAAGGATGGTGATGATGATAAGATTGGAATAGGATTGAAACTCATTGATTGGTGCGCCTCTGACCTTGTAGATGACCCCGCAGCTACGAATGGTCTTTTTTTTGAGAAGAACAAAAAAGAAAATAATAAATTGCGTATGAATAAAATAGTTAGAGAACTTTTGACTTTTATGAATGACTTTACAAAGAAAGTTAAAGAGGCAAAAGCATTCGATGTAGATTTGACCTTGGCCAATGGTGATATTATCACCGTGGTAACAGAAGGGGAAACACCTTCCGAAGGTGACGAGGTGAAAAAGAAGACGACCAATGGACAAAGTGATGAAAGTGCCTTGTCAGATGGGGAGTATCTTTTGAAAGATGAAAAGACCCTTGTTGTGGAAGGCGGACGAATTAAGGAGATTCGAGAGAAAGAGCAACAGGAAGAGCCTGTAAAGGTAGATGAGGAGTTCGCTAAGACTGTAACAGACTGCTTGAAGGCAGTAATGGATAAGGTTGAAGATTTGACCCAAAAATTTGAGGTGATGAAAAAAACTACCAGCAAATTTGAGGTAAACAATCCAAGAGATGTAAGCCAGGAGCCTACTAATGGAGGCAAGAAACGCAGCTTTGAGGAGCTGAAAAAGTTGTATAACAGTTTGAAGTAAGAAAGGAGGAAAGAATATGGCAACAACAAAAATAAAAGATTTCATCAAAGAGCCAGCAAGGGTAAAAGAGTATATCAGGGATATAAAAGACTTGCTTGAGGATCGTTCACTTGGATTAGCCGATATTAAAGAGGCTATGACCGTGGTTGAGGGTGTAACTAAAGAGACGGAGTATGGATATTATGGGACAACTGAGGGAGTAACTCGCAAGGATGCAGGTTGTGGAATGGAGCCAGTGCCTTTTAATATTCCAGTACGTACAGGATGGTGGGATCCTAAGCCTTTGAGAGTGAATATATCTCATTGTTATGCTGATTTTGAAAAGACAATCCTGCAATGGTGCAGTGTGAATGGAATTGATAAGCTCCATATAGAAGATGATCAGTTCGTTATGTTTATCGCTAAACAGCTGGAAAAGACTATTCACGCGGACTTTAACAAGTTTGCTTACTTTGGGGACACTCAGGCGAGCAATGTAGGTTCAGGTTCAGGGAATGAGCAACTGACCGCTGGCGTTGCGAAGGAGAATTACAACGTATTGAATGGGCTTTTTGCTTCTTTCCAATCGTTTATCACCTCTGACCCAAGTAAGAGGGTAACTATTACAGAGAATGCACAGGCAACCCGTGCTGCTCAGTTAGCATTAGCTCGTGATACAGCATTCAAGGCATGTACAGAGCTGTTAGATAAGGCTGACGGTTTGACTTTTGCCTCTGGTTCGGAGCCTATATTCTTGATGACACACTCAATGGCGACCAATCTATCTCGTTACCTCAGAAGTGAGTACAAGAATGAGGACACTTTAACCAAGATGGAGAATGGGTATGAGACGATGACTTTTGAAGGTATTAAGATAGTTACTCATCGTTGGATTGATGAGATTATCAAGAGAGATTTCTCAGATGGTACGAAGTGGAATAATCCACACCGTATTATCTTACTTGACAAGTCTGAGTGTCAGTTAGGAGTGGATAGCTTAAGTTCTTTGAGTGACTTGGAAGTAGAGTATGTGGGCGGTAAAGATGAGCATGTATATATCAAGGCTGCTTACAGAATGGATTTTCAAAGGGTAATGCCAACTACTGGAGCAATGGCTATATAACAAGTAACAGGTAAAAGGTGTATATTTCCTTTTACCTATTACTATAGATTAACATTTAAAATAAATAATAAACATGGCACAATGTATTAATAAGATAGCTAAGGATTTTGGTTATGATTGTGATGACACGATTAAAGGGGTAGAATTGAGTCTTTTGCTTGTCAATAGAGAGGATATAGACTTAGGAGCTACTGTAGTAGAAGGCAACCAAATAAAGTCCTTAGTACTCAAGAATGGAAAGACTGCCTATAAGGTGGATTATTACAAGGAGAGCCATATATCAGTAAGTACTAAGCCTGAAATATCAGACGATGACTTCAACGGACACAAGCACAATATTGTACTGAAGATATACGGAAAGAGCAAAGATGATTACGACCAAATCGATAAGATAGTAGCCGGAGCGTCCGTAGTTGCTATTGTTCAAAATAAGACAAAAACTCTCGAAAACACCTTTGATGTGTATGGGTTCTACATAGGATTAGAGGCTACAGAGGGTGAAGGTCGTACTAATGGTGGTGTGTATACCCTTACATTAGGAACTCCAAGCAATCAAAAGGAACCAAAGACAGCGCTGAGATGGTTGGATACTGATTACGCCACTACAAAGGGCAAATTTGACAACAAATTGGCGTAAAACTCAAGTATTAATGATTAATGGTTAATAATTAATGACTGACTTTACAGAAGATAGATTAAATGACTTGTTGAAAGGAGGTTATGCAAAGGCGGTGGGAGAGGATAAAGAGACTTTCATCGCCTTTTATGCTTATCTTTTCAATGATAACGACCCTTGTCCAAGTTGTCCGCATAAGTTATCAAGTTATTGGGATAGATTGGCACGAGAGGGAAAGAGTAGGCTTATAACAATTCAAAAAAAAATAGAAGAAATGGCAAGAAACAAAACAAAAAACACAGACACAACCTTACAAGAAGGATCATTCAGGCTAAAGAGTGATATACACTCCTTACCGATGGATTTTGGAAGCAGTGAATTTTTCAACAATGACACGCTGACTAATGATATAGCCTTGCAGTATTTGTCTATTAACCCTAATAGGATTGCGAATTTCGAGGAATATCCTAAAGATTGGGAGCGACATGTAGAAGATTGGAAATCTCAACAAGCAACAGACGAAGTAAGTGAAGGCACTACAGACGAAGTAACTCAATAATTTGATATAAACAATGGCAAAAGTATCAGTCGTATCCTTACACAAGGAAAGCCGCCGTACAGAGAGCAATAAATACAAAGGTTATCCCTTCTTAGCAAATGGAGAGAAGAATGACTACCCTACCATGATAGAATTACTTGTAGGAGGGTCAGCTACTGCAAAAGCATGCGCGGGGGTGATAGCAGACTTTATCTATGGGAAAGGATTTTCCTTGGAAGCGGAAGCGCGTGCAACAGCAAGGCAACAACGCACACGCTTTCGTAAGGATACGCTGTATATCAATGACAAGAGAGAAACACCTAATGACCTATTAAAAAAAGTAGCGAGGAGCTTGTCCTATCACAAGGGGGTATTCGTACAAGTGAATTACAACAAGCTGTTTCAAAAAACAAGTGTACAGGTACTCCCTTATCGCTATTGTAGGTTAGGGGCGAGAGATAGCAATAATTATCGAGGAAAGGTACTCTACTATGAAAATTGGGACAACTTGCAGGATAAAAAAGAGGTCGACAAAAATGTTAAGGTAATAGACTTATACGATCCTTCTCCTAAAGTAATACAGGAGCAAGTAGATGCTGCTGGAGGTTGGGATAAATATAATGGGCAAGTGTACTTCTTGAACTTAGATAGAAATGATAGTTACCCCTTAGCGTGGGTAGATGTGGTACTATTGGATTGTGAAAGTGAGATGTTATCAACAAAGTACACAAGGAATGGTTTTAAGAAAGGATTCTTTGGTACGTATGCCTTTGTCACCTCAACCATGAATAGTGATGAAGATAGAGAGGATTTTAGAGACAACTTACGTAATTCAATAGGTGTGGAAGCTGAGCAAAGTGTATTTCATTTTGAACTTGAAATGAAGGGGGATAAATTAGAAGATCAAGTATTGGTTAAGCCGATAGAAAGCAATGTAAAAGCGGATTTATTCGAGTATGCCGATAAGAAGACAGCTAATAATATTCGTAAGACATACGGAAATATTCCTCCTGTACTTATTGACTTTGTAGAAGGGAAACTCGGAAATACTTCGGGTGATAGTCTCAAGGAAGCACGTATATTCATGCAGGAACAAATGCAAGAGGAAAGGCAGGATGTGCAAGAGATGTTTGAAGAATTATTTGACAATTTTGCAGAGCCAATATCAAGTAATGGATTATTTGAAATAATGACTAACTACTAATGAGGATACTAACAGATAAAGCGAGTGTAGGGAAATACTTGAGCATTTCCTTTTTTAGGAAAGAGGAAGATTTTCAGCGATACATAAGAGAAGCACAGACTTTTGACCTTAAAAGGATCGTATGCGAGGACTTTTATCAGGATTTGGTAAGTGATACCCCACAGAGAGATTATACCTTGCTATTAGAGGGAGGAAGTTACACATACCAAGGTAGAAAGTATGAGTTTGCAGGATTGAAGGCTGTTTTGTCTTACTTTGCTTATGCAAGATACCTAATAACAGGCCATCAGGTAGATACTCCCTATGGAGTACGGTCAAAGGTGTATCAGGACGGCGAGGGTATTAGTCAGGCAGAACGTAGAGACCTACATACAATGTACTTACAGAATGCACATGATCTATGGGAAGACTGCAAAAGATATATAGAAAGACATAAAGAACAATTTCCTGAATGGGAGAAATGCAATGAGTGTGGTTGCGAAGAAAAACAAGAACGAAGGGGAAGAATGAGGGTAACACTCATATAAGGTAACAGATAATAGGTGAAAAATGGCAGTACAATGTATAAGAGGGTTAAAGGAAGGATTTACCTTTGATTGTGAGTATATACCTATAAAGGGGATTTATAACCGAGTGGTATTAATCAATTTCGAAGATATAGACAGACGCAAGGTTATGAGAGAGGGTGTAAATCTTATTAACTTCTCCCTAAAAGAGGGGAAGCGTGGATATTCCATAGAGGGTTACAAGAGGCACTTTACAGGTAGGCAGAAATACAGCAGCAATAAATATACCCATGAATTAGACCTGCGAGTATATGACTTTTCCAACAAACATATATCACTTATAGAAGACCTTCAGAAAGGCACCTTTGTAGCGGTGATACAGAGTAATGAACATTCTTTTGATAAATCAGGTTTTGAGGTATTAGGTTATGATGCCGGATTGCGTGTGGTAAGCCTTACAAGGGATTATAAAGAAAATATGATACGCTTTACATTGGCCAGTGATAAGGTAAAAGAGCCGAGAATATTCTATTACCTCCACGATATAGATTGGGCTACAACAAAGAAACGATTTGATAAAGAATTTGTCACAGATAACAGCTTTAAGGTATTTGACGAAACATTTGACGAAACATTTGAATAGAGATGACAGCAATAGAGAATATAATCAATCAGATAGAGAACGAAACAAGGCGATTTGGTAATACCAAGACGAGAGTTGCGGCAGTATTAAGGCTTATCAAGGCAAAGTTGGTTGAATTGTTTAGTGGTAAGCTGGATAAGGGAAGGTATGCAGGTACTGCTGATGATCTAAATAATGCAATAGGTAACAAGGTAGATAAGGTACCAGGTAAGATACTATCATCCAATGACTTCACGAATGAACTACGTACCAAGTTGGAGGGATTACAGAATGTAGATATATCTCAGCTACTACCCAAGGGAGGTTATACGGGGACAGCTCAAAACCTGAAGGAGTTGATAGATAACATCATGCGTATCCTGCAAAGTCCTGACACAGAATTGGACGAGCTTAGGGAGATAGTGGCGTTTATCAAGCAGAATAAACGTACTTTGGACACCTTAGGTATTAACAATATTGCAGGTTTGCAGGATGCTCTAAATGGCAAGGCACCCACAGACCATAACCATGATGACCGTTATTCACGATTAGGGCATACCCATACAGAATATGCCTTACGTACCCATACCCACAGCGAGTATGCTCCAAAAAATCACAGACACAACTGGGACGATATAGATGGAAAGCCGGAGATAGCTACAGAGGAGAAGATAAAAGAGGTAGTGGGGAAGATACAAGTGGGAGGTAGAAATTTTTTTAAAGAAACAGCTAATTTTACTTTAAAAGATTCTCCTTTCTATTTACAAGCAAACTATTCAGGTAATGCAGGGATAGTATCTGAAACTTTCAGAGGTAATAAGGTATATAAGCTTATCTATAATTGGCAGGGTTTTCAGAGCAGAACTGATTTCGAAAACAGACCAATGATTATTTCCTTTTGGTCAAAAACTTCAAAAACAGGGGTGAAATTCGCATGCATCACAGATAATATGAATGTTGTATTATCCAATAATGGGCAATTATATTCAGATGGACAATGGCATAGATATACTATTATTAAGAATGGTAATATTATCACATATTCAGATCGAAGAAATGGATTTATTGAATTCTATAAAGATAGTGGACATATAGAAGAAGTGTATGTATCTTCTCTTAAAGTTGAATATGGTAACATCCCTACAGACTGGTCGCCCGCGCCTGAAGATATTAGAATAGCTACAGAGATAAGCGGGGAAAGACAAGTATTTCCTAATGAGAATATAGTATATGTAACAGCTAATACCCCTAATTGTGATTTACAGCTAATTCCATCAGGATATTCGGTAGCCTTTCGTAAGGTATTCACTGGTGGACAAGTAACCTTCACTTGTGATGGTAAGCAAATCATCTACACGGGGGATAATGCCTTCAACGGGGGGGATGGCTCTACAGCCGTAGTAAGTATATGGAATAATAAGTGTTATATAGATATTCGTAATATATGATGATAGTAATTAACAACCTAAAAGGAAGCGACAAGCTCCTGCATAGTAAGTATCGCAATATGATATTTATTGCCATCTTCCTAAGTTCTTTGATATTGTTTTCTGTAGGAAAGTCCTTACTTATAGCCGCTATTATGTTAGGTATTATAGGGCTGTGTAAAGAATTATATGATAAATACATAAAGAAAACATTTATAGATTGGTGGGATATAGTAGCAGCTTTTGTACCTTATCCTCTCATTAAATACATTAACCGATGAATGCGATACAATATTTTGATTGGGGAGAAGATGATAAAGGTATACCTTTTTGTACAATAAGAATAAAGAATTTTTTCAACAATCCAATGTCCAATAAATTTATATTTGACTCTCCTCCAACAATGTTCAGTTTAATTTCCTACTCTGCACAGGGTTCAGTAGAAGGACATCAATACAAAAGAACACCGGAAGTACGTAGAGAAGGTAATGATTTTGTTTGGAATATGTATATAAAAAAGAAATTTATTCGAGATAGAAGAAAGCTACAAGTTATTAGCTTTTCTTATGCTAATGAAGGAAGTGTATTTCCTCTGAGTAATACTAAATTTAGTGCAAACATATATATTTCCAACAGGAAAGTTAAAAGAAATCTTGGAGCTCCTCAAGTTGAATATTTTGAAAGAAATATAGGAGCTTCTATAGGTAGAGGAATAGAAGAATTCTTAATGTTTGAAGACAACAACGAAGCGATCACATTAAGCAGTCTATTAGGAAAAGAAATTGTTTTTGAATTAATATAATAACTATGACACCAAAAGATTTTGTAAAAAAATACAAGCCCTATGCTCTCGAAACAGAGCGCAAAACGGGGATTTCTCACCTCTTTATATTGGCTCAATCAGCCTTGGAGACTGGTTGGGCTAAGAGTATCCCTGATAATAATATGTTTGGTGTGAAAGCCAAAGCAGGCACGCCGACTGAAAAGCGTCAGCTGGTTCAAACCACGGAGATCCTCGCCAATGATAAGGCTAAGTTCCCTGTTATTATTAGCATAGAAAAGCGCCCTGATGGCAGGTTTAAGTACATTGTTAAGGACTGGTTCCGCAAGTACGACAGCCCAGAGGAGAGTTTCACTGATCACGCCAACCTATTCATGAACAACAAGCGATATGCCAAGGCACTACTGGTAAGGAGTGACCCGTACAAGTTTGCCGAGGAAGTCGCAAAGGCAGGCTATGCCACCGAGCCTACGTATGCCGAAAGGCTCAAGGGGGTGATTAGAACAATTGAGAAGAATGATAAATGACAAGAGACCAATGACAGATACAGTGAATAAACTTTCTAAATGGTTTTTGAAATATAAAATCAAGATAGCTACATGGGCGACCCCAATGGTGTTGCTGTTTTACTTTGATGACAAAATACAGTTAAGAGATAGGTTATATTACTTTTTCCTTGCCTTCTTTAAGAGTATTCCTCTTTTGATGTTGTACTCATACTTTTCTGTATGGAAGGATAAAAATGAGTTCTTTTATGCAGGCATCTGTACAGCATTATTACTCAATGCCTTGGTAGGAGGAGTATATCATTTCAAAGCGGGGACATTTGATATTAAGGAGGCTCTCGTCAAAAATGCGACAATGGTCTTTATAATAGCTGTTGTTTACATTTCCTTATCCTTGCTTAGCATTCCTCTTGATGAATATGAAATGGGTAAGGTATTTAAAAGCGTAGTACAACTCACTACTTTACTATATCCAGTAAGTAAGATACTAAAAAATGCATTTATCCTTACAAATGGGAAGTTTCCCCCTAAATTCATCATGAAAGCCCTATATAACTACGAGAAGGAAGGTAAATTAAAAGATTTCTTTGACGAGATAAGCAAGGGCGCTCCAATTATAAACAGCCATGAAAGAGAAACTACAACAGATAGCGAGGAATAACGGATGGTCATTTGATTACGGCCGTGATGATTATAGCAACTTAGAGAGGTCGGAGGATAAGGAATTCTACCTATTCCTCGACCCCATAGAAGAGATTGTAAGATTTGAGGAAGGTGCTCAGGAGGTAGGACGTACTTATAATGGGCGCTTGCTCCTTCTTATGGTGTCGGACTATGATAGGGTGTATGATGATCAAGAAGGAAACATGCCAAGCGAGGGAAAGTATGAGAAGTATATCAAGCGCTGTAAGGAAGAGGTTATGAAGATAGCTAATGCCTTTTGTTGGGAGTATGATATACTGCAATGGCGAATGTTGGAGGTAATAAATCTATATGATACTAATTTCGATGGGGTGCTGGTCAATTTTCAAATAACAAGTAGCAGATAATAGATTATGAATGTAAGGGATATAATGGCAGAGGAATTGTCCGCTATAGTAAAGAAGCTTGTAGAGAAGTATGATAGCTTAGGCATGCGCGCTACTGGCCAATGGGAAAGGAGCTTACAGACCTTTATAGCGTGGCAGGAAGGTAAGATAACCGCGAAGATAGTCGGAGAGGATTACACCTACTATATGCAGCATGGGCGTAAGGATGGAAAATTACCCCCAATAAGAGCGATTGAAGCATGGATACAAGCTAAAGGGATACAACCTATTGAGAAGAAGATGAAAATATCATCATTAGCCTTTGCTATTGCTCATAAGATAGGGCAAATGGGAACAAGGCGCTTTCAGAATAATGGAAAGCCTGAATTTATAGACGATGTTATCACTCCTGAACGTATACAGAGTATCATTGATAAGGTAGGAGAAGGATATATAATACAATTCAGTAGTGATATTATAAAGATTATAGAGGAAATTCAAAATGTAGCATAAAAGAATATGTTTGACTACAATATTAAAATGGATCACGATATAGTAGGGATACACAACCCTTACTCATTCACTTTTGTAAGAGCGCTAATCTCAAGAGATGCCGACATATTGGAGATAGAAGGCTTGCCGAGAGATATAGTTAGGTACTCATTGAATCGAGGAGAGACTACTGATATAGATTTGCGGTTGTTGTTACAAAGGATATTTGCCGATAGATACAAGAATCCTCCATCTACAGAACAAAAGTTTATAGGTGTACCAATATTCACAACTAATTTGAAATTTACTACTAAAAAATGGAAAGATCATAAGAAAAAAGAGACTATTACCTTATCTACATTCAGTGGATGGCTGCCTATAGCCGATTCTTCAGAGAACATGAAACACATGAAGGGTAAAAGGGTAGCTCCTCCTAATGTAGGGAAGCCTTATTTTAGTGGGTATCCTCAAGTAGATTACTATTGTACAAAAATAAACACAAATGCAGTCCCTTTAACGGTTAGTTTCTGGACCGAGCGGCACAGATTGAGTATTACAGTAGGAGATGATTCTTTTTATCCAAGAGAGGAGATAACAAGAATAGTAGATGAATGCGGTATATTCTTGAGATGGCGTACACGCTATGGATCGTGGGGATATTGGTTATTCTCTGAGGACTTTGAAAGGGAGCTAAAGACAAAGAATCGAGGTAGCTGGGATGCTCGATATAAAGAAGGGGCAATGGAGCGCAAGCATTTAGGGCTTGAAGTTACGGAGGAATGGAAATTAACGAGCTTAGTGCCTGTACTTGCTAATGAGATAGAAGAAGTAAGAGACTTGTATACCTCTAATGAGGTTTATTTGTATACAGGACCTCGTGAGGGAATGTATTTTGAAAGTAACTTTTTTACTAAATGGGAACGAGTAGAGGTGATGGCAGGAACAGTGAAATTTAACGAACCAAGTTCTACATACGATATAAGCGTGAACATAGGTAGGTTGCGTGGAGAAACAAGGAAGATGACTTAATAATGATTAATACTAATGAGAAATGAAAAAGAAATTGTATTTACTATTAGCTCTCATGGTGCTTTTCGGTTGTGGGAGCAAGAAATCAAACCGAACCGAGCTGAAAGAAGAGCAAAAGAGCGAAAGGAAGGAGGTAAAAGACAACTCCACACGGGTAGAAAAAGCCCAAAAGGTCGCTACTTTTGACCTTCAGCATTCACAATCTTACGAACTCACCCTTGAAAGTGATAAGGATAGTATTGGACATAGCAAAGAGGTTGTATATTATCGTATTAGGGATGGTGATAGTGAGACTATAAGGGTGATAAACGGGAGAGTAACACTTAAAACCATAGATACTCATTCTAAGAGCTTGCAGCAGGCTGACAGCACCCTTACTATAACAACTAATACTAAAGAACAAAGCATATTAAAAACGCAAACAGCAAGGCGTGAGGTGCAAAAAGACAAAGAAGTAAAAGTAAATTCTTATACTTGGATATTTTTCTGTGTACTTTTCATTATTGTTTTATTTTTTTTAAGTAGAAAAGCCCCGTAATGGGGCTTTTTGTATTAATATAGTCGGTAAAATGTTTCTCCTCTAAATTCTAATTCCTTGTCATTATTCTTTAAAGTAGCTACCTCAGATAAGGGAGGTATATTTTCATCAACCACTTTATATTTGTTGCCAAGCTCATCAGTAACAGACTTGTAATAAACTGTTTTTAAGTGTATATAAGGGTATTCCAAACGTTTATATTCTATTGCCTGAGGATGTATAGTGTCTTTTGTCCAATGCACTATCTTTTCACCTGTATTCATTACAAAATAAAAATATTTGTCTCTATTGGTATTTTCCCAATAGGTATTAGCATCAAAGAATAGTTGAGGAGTATTAATATGAGATACTTTTATAACATCTTCGATAGTGTATGGTTGCATATTTTCATGAGTTCCTTTTTTTAAAGGAGGTTCGTCGTTGTACTTAAGAAGTTCTTCTTTATATACGTCTATTGTGTATGGACGAACATTTTCATATTTCCCAACGCTATTAGCTATATATAGTTTTGGATATTCATACTTATATATACTTGTTTCTTTATATGTTGCTGTATCTCTTGTGTGTTTCGAACTATATGTAACTTTATTTTCATTTGGGTGAAAATAGTAAGTAGTTATATCCACATCTCCGAAAGGGTTTTTATAGTAATAAGTCCAAGTAGTCCCCGCAAGGCTTTCCTTTAACCTTGTTACTTGTTCATCCTCTTTGCTATCTTTAGAGCAGGAAAAGAGGAATATTGGTAATAAAAAGATTAGTTTTTTCATGTATAAAGTATTTGTTAGATTATTTTAAACAAGAACAATTACTCCTGTCTACATATGTTTTTTCTCCATCATCTTGGTAATAGTAGCAACCTCCACGAGGTCCTGTGTATAGTGTTTTCCCGTTGTATTGTCCACACACTTTTTCACCTTTTTCAAGAATTCTTTCTTTGGTGTGTTTGTTTTCTTTATTAGAGCCTCCATCCTTGGAACATGCAAGGGACAGGCATAAAATCAAGAGGGTAAATATTTTCTTCATGGTAATATAAATTAAATTATAATCTGATTTTAGAATTTACTATTTTTTCCACAGTAAATACTTGTATAATCTCTTCGAAATCTACAAACTGATCTGGGTATAACGGATTGAAAGAATGACAAGTGATTTGCTGTTTTTTGCGGTCAATTTTGGTTATTTGTTTAACTATATGCCCACTACGAGTGGTTAGTACAAAGAGTTTGTTATGAATAGGTAGGGTATCCATGCCATCTGTCCAAAGTCGTATGAGTATTTCATCATCATCAGATAGTGAGCGCTTTGTCCCATCATCCATACTATCACCATTTACCCTTACTACAAGGTAATTTCCTTCTCTATATTCACGAGGGATAAGCCGCTTATGGGTTTCAGGAAGATTTTCCACAAAAGATTCGGAGAAATCACCTCCAAGCATACCCGCAGACACCGCAAGGTCAGCATATTCAACCATCATATAACTCTGCTCAGGAATAGGCGTTACCTCTGCAGTACCATTTTTTGATTTTAAATTTCCAATAGTGTGAGTAATATCCTTTCCATTGATAGACCCCTCGTCTGTAAGGAACATTGCCCCTTTGTTAGATAGCAACCATTCTTTGTTTATATCAGGAAAAGTATCAGTTATCTCCTCGATAAGTTCATTTGTCAATATAATATTATCTTGGGATAGTATTGCTTCATATTGACTTATTTGCTGAGTGTTACTTTTCCTACCTCTAAGCGCAATGAATAGTTTCTTTAATCTTCTTAGTACAGGCGCTTGTTGATCGGAATCTATAGGGGTGCTTTTCAACATTTTTCCTTCCCCATTAAGTATCCATTCATAACTAATATAAGGATATTTTTTTACAATATCACTTGCTAAATCAGGGCTTATCTCATTTCTGCCGTTTTTTACATGATAAATTTTTACATTATCTTTTAAACCTATTTCAAAAGCCAACTTATTGTAAGACAATTTTAAATAAGTAACTAAATCCTTTAAACGCTTAGCACTATTACTACTAACATTTACTTGTGTATCTAAATTATTTTCCATATTTCATTTAAAAAAACAATAAAAACAATACCATAACTTGTTGAAATCCAACGAAATATAATTTTAACACTAACATTAACAAACAATTATGACATGGTTGTTAGTTTATGTTAGTAAATGTTTGTATTTTTGCACTGTCAAAATGAGACAGAAACAAACAACCGTTTTTACAGGTGCAAATATAATGATAAAAATTTGAACAGCAATGAAAAAAGAGGGAAAAGTAAAAAAAACAATGAAAGATTATAGGAGAGCAATCACAGGAGACCTCTCGGATGAGGTGGCGGATCACATAAAAAAATGTAATAGGTTTAGTTTAGAGCTTGCAATGATACTTGATATAAAGCAATCGGCAGTACTTGATGGAGCGAGGAGAAGGAGTAATAAATTACTAAGAATCGACCTTCTTCCAGTTTATGAAAAATACGGATACAAACAAAAAGACTTATATAAGAAGAATCTATGACACGAGTAGAATATGCAATGAGTACCTATAATAATCTCACACTTGAAGAAGTGAAAGAGTTTCATACTATGGCAAAGCTGCTTCCTGACAATATAGACCAGTACGCAGAGGCTATGAGGAGAGTTAAGAATGAGCGTTCTGAAAATTCATTATTGAGCCTTAAAGAAGTAGCAGAAATGTTGCAGGTGGAGAAACAAACAGTTGCCCGTTTGGAGCGCGAGGGTTGTTTTTACAGAGTAAATGATGAAGGTCACCCTAAATACTCCTATCAAGATATAATAAAGTTTGCAAAGGGGTATGAGAAGAATAGGAGTAGAAAATAAAAAAGCCCCGCCGGCAAGCGAGGCATATGATAACAAATAAAATTTTTAAACATGGCAAAATTACTACAAAAATTATTTTCTCGCAAGAGAAACGAGAAAAAAGCGCAAGACCAACAACTACAAGTGATTAACGGCTATTTATGCTACAAAAAGCGCCGTTACAGCGAGCTAAACTACGAGCAGAAAGAGCAATATAATGACTGCTTGATACCTCAAGCCGACAAAGAGGCTTTTCTACAACTCCTTAAAAGAACTCAATTAAGATACGTATAACTATGAGAACAATGACAAATACCGAGTTTGAGCGAGTACTCAGCGAAGAACGCAAGCAACGCTATTATTATAGCGACTTGTTGGACTTGCGAGAAGATAGTCACAGGTCTTTCAGTTGTGAGTTTATTACCGAAGACGATTATCCTGATGATTGGTACTGCTCTATCTATTACGATGTAACGACCCGTTGCGAGGGTAGCAAGAGCTGCCATAGTGTAGAGATACAGCATATTTATATCAACTTCCAAGAGGTTAAGGTTGCTGAAAAACAAGAAAGCGTATTAACAACAGTACTCACCAATCGAGCTAATGAAGAATTTCAGTTTGAAGATACTGATATATACCCCGATTATGCAACTTCTAAAATATGGTAACAATGAAAACAACAGTAGAAAAAGGCAAATGCTATGAAATAGGCGATTGGCTCATACAAATTGACAGAATAGACGAGCGCTATATATGGGGCTTTGGCGCTGACAGTGATAGGGTGATAGGGTTTATTTCACTTCCTATTGATAGCAAAGTAACTCGTGAAGTACCCATTAATGACTATATCAATTATATAGATGTGACAAGGCAGAATATAGCAGCTGAGTTCAGGTATAGATTAAGCCAATATGAAGAATAAATAACAAGTAAAATTATATCAAAATGAACAATATTGATTTTTATTTAGCTGAAGAATTTCTTACTGAATTTCTTTATAACGAATCAACTTTTAGTGATTTTGAAAGCATCCTACAAATTGACAATGTAGAAAAAACATTAACAAGTATAATCATACATTACACAACAAGCACCGATGGGCACAAATACGATAGTAAAAGAGAGTACGAAACAAACTATCTTCAACTATTGGGGTGGTTGTACAAAAAGTTAAGCAAAAAGTAATAACTTAAAAAATAAAGAAAATGAATGAGAACATAATCACCGTACAACAACTCCCCGTAATCGTCTATGAACGATTGGAAAGCGTGGGGCAAGAGATTGACAAGCGTATCGCAGCGCTTGACTTGGATAAGCAACTCGTAACAGAGGACACTAAGAAGGCTGTTAAGGACACGAGGGCAATGCTCAATAAAGAGTTGAAAGACTTTGAAGAGCAGCGCAAGCGTATCAAAGAGCAGATAGCAGCACCTTATATGGATTTTGAAAAGGCGTACAACTCATTTATTAAAGAAAAGTATGAGAAAGCCGATGGCATTCTAAAGGTGAAAATTGACGAGTTCGACAAGCGCTTAAAAGCAGACAAAGAAGCACGTATCAGGGCTTATTTTACTGAGTTATGCCAAGCTAACAATATTGACTTTCTCCCCTTTGAAAGGCTCTGCTTGAACATAAGATTAAATGATAGTGACAAGAGCTTGAAGGACATTGTAAACACTAACATTGACAACGTGGTTAAGAGCCTTGAATTTATAGAGAGCCTAACAGACCCTGACGAATATAAGGCAGAAGTCCTCGCTGATTACAAGCAAACCCTTGATGTAATGATTGCGATAAATAATGCAAAGTATCGCAAGCAGCAAAGAGAAGCTGAGTTACAGAGACTTGAAGCGCAAAAAGCAGCAGCCGAGCAAGCAAGGTTAGCAGCCGAGGCAAGGGCAAAAGAAGCGGCACCACTACAAGCCCCTGAAGAAGTACCAGCTCCAACAATTCAAGAAGTACCCGCCCCTCCTCAAGAAGTCCCTGCTCCAGAGCCTGAAGAAGTAACACCTGATTTGATAGTAACCAGTTTCACCGTACAAGGCACTATGGAGCAATTCAGAGCCTTAAAGGCATATATACTAAGTAATAACATTAAAATCATAGAAGAATGAGTACAGCAGTAACCACCACAGAGAAGAAACTAACATTAGGAAACTTCCTCAATCAAGCTAACACAGCCGACTTTTTGACTAAAACATTAGGGTCAAGAAAATCAGAATTTGTATCTAACCTCTTAGCCCTTTCAGACAGCAACAAAGAGCTATTGCAATGTGATAATACAGAGCTTATGAAGTGTGCCTTGAATGCCACAGCCCTAAACCTGCCACTTAACAAGAACTTAGGGTATGCATATGTTATCGCTTACAAAGACTGGAAGACTCAAGAAGTACATCCACAATTCCAGATGGGATATAAGGGATTTATTCAGTTAGCTATACGCAGCGGTCAATATAGAACCATTAACACTTGTGAGGTGCGAGAAGGTGAGATTAAGCGTAACAAGTTCACAGGACATACTGAGTTTTTGGGTGAAAACCCTGAAGGCAAAGTTATAGGCTATTTGGCTTATATAGAGCTACAAAATGGCTTTCAGCAATCACTATATATGAGCCTTGAGCAGGTGCAAGAGCACGTAAGCAAGTACTCTCAAAGTGGCATGGACAAAAAGACGGGTGAGCTTAGGGGTGTATGGAGAAATGAATTTGACGCCATGGCAAAAAAGACAGTACTTAAGCTGCTACTTAATCGCTACGGGGTGTTATCTGTTGAAATGCAAAATGCCATAGAGAAAGACCAAGCAGACAGCGAGGGGCGTTATATAGACAATCCGCAAGGAGGTAGGTATGTACAAGATGCTGTTATCATAGAGCAAAGCGAGCCTACCGATATAGTTGCTCAAGAAGAGCCAACAGCTCCTGCACCTGCACCAGAAAAAATTAAGAAAGTATCATTCAAAGATGTATAAGTATGATAACAAGTTATTTTACCCTTGGACAATCGCACATATATCGTCTTAATGGGCAAACCTTAGACCGTGATTGTGTGATTAAGATAACAGCCGAAAATCCAAGAGATGTAATGGTTGAATACTTTGGCTTAGGATGGGCTTTTGAATATGATGAATGCCCTGAAATGAGATACTTCTCACGAGGGGTATATAACCTAACTGATAACAAATGGGAATAGCAAAAGTCATTAATTCAGGTAGCGAGGGTAACGCCGTGATATACAACAATGCAATAATGGTAGATTGCGGCGTTACGCTCAAATCCTTAGAATCAGTAAAACGTTCTTTGAAAATAGTACTCCTTACCCATAAGCATAGCGATCACCTAAAAATACGCACCTTGCAGCGGTTACAAGCTGAAAGACCAACCTTGCGGGTAGCTTGCGGTGATTTTCTCTTAGAGGAGTTGCCTTGTATCAAGAATATAGATGTATTGCAAGTGGGTAAGATATACGATTATGGAGCATTCAAGGTATCACCCGTAAAACTATACCACGACGTGCCAAATTTCGGTTGGCGGATATTCCTGCCCAATGGACAAAAGATATTCCACGCTACCGATACAGTACATTTGGAAGGTATCACAGCAAAAGGTTACGACCTCTATGCTATTGAGCATAATTACTGCGAGGAGTACATACAGCAAGCAATAGAAGAAGCACGAGCCAACGGAGAATATACCCACGCTTACGGCAATATCAATACTCACCTTAGCATACAACAAGCAAGGGCGTTTATTGAAGCAAACAGAAAGGAAAGCAGCGAGGTATTAGAGCTGCATAAAAGTAGAAGTTTTTATAAATAAAATAAAAAAATAATGGAAACAAAAGACGAAATAATTAAAGTACTTAAAGAAATGAAAGAAGTACTAACTCAGATAAAAACAAGGTCTTTAAAAATGAAAGAATTAAATGAAAGTTCTATA